CAGATTGTGTAGGAGCGTTAAGCCTACCTACCTGTACTCTAGTTTGTGCCATGATTACTCCTCATTATATCTTAGGCATACCACCACCAGCATATACCCATGAAGGTGTAGCTGATTGACCCACTGTACCTACAGATGGCATGGTAGCACTAGTAGCAGCCATAGGATTTGCGGAACTACTAAATGGACTTTTACCTGTCATCATTGTTTCTGTTGCATAAGCATTAGCAGCAGTGCTAAGTGCGTGTGCTAGAACACTAGGTTTATAACCACGTGGAAGTGAGTTAATCCTGTTCAACATCTCTGTGTTATAGCCCTGCTTTTCGTCTTCTAATTGGTCTAGTACCATACGTAAGTTATCGTTTAGAACTGTAGCACCACGTAGTTCACGTGCAGTAACCATATCTTTTTGAGCTTCAAATGTTCTTCCTGATAGACCTGATTCACCAGCAGCTACCTTACGTGCTTCCCTAGTTTCTAGGGCTTGTATAGCTAAGTCAAACTTTTTACCTGCTGTTGCTTCTGCTTCCTGTACTGCTCTTTGATTTAGAGAGTTTATCTTTAGGTCACGTGCAGCAGCAGAATTAATTCTATTCTGTTGGTAACGTGCCTCTGTTCTTTCGGCTTCACCTTCTGCTTGAAAGTAGCCAGCAACACCCTGACTTATAGTCAGTATGGTCAATGGGTCTACCATTATCGTATCCTCACAAATTCTAGAAATGGTTTATTACCTACGCCCCATTTCTCATGTTTCTTGATAAATGTGAAACCAACAAAACGTAGCCAGTTAATAGCTACAGTATAGTCTGCATCTACTGCATTAGTAAGTAGGGGGTATTTTTGATTAGCTTCTTCTACCCATTTACGTGAGCCACGTAGGAATGGTAGCCATACCTTTTTAATAGCAGGTGTAGTTAACAGCCACGGCACAGCCATAGTCTTATCATGTTCTGATAAACCATAGATACCAGCTATCTCATCTGTATCTGTTACTATAATAGTCCAGCACTCTTCTGATTCATCAAAGCCTAACTGCAACGCTTCTCTTGTAGTACCATGTGAGGCAAGTACCTCTTCCCTATCTTCAGGACGCAAGTTATCACAAAGATATTCAACATCTTCTTGGGTACTCTGTCTCACATGGACTTTCATTTACATTCTCCTAGAACGTAGAACATAGAAGCCTTCCCACTCTGCCGATTGGAAAACACAGGGCAGGTGACTACTGCTTTTTAGTACAATACTTACATTACTTGAATTTGCCATTATGCCAAACTCATACGTACCAGAATCAATAGCTGCTCTATTAAGTATGTTTGCTGCACCACCTACAAGTCGTCCTGTAAATTTACGATTGTATGTAGAGCGTCTAGATGGTGTTACATCTACCTCAAAGAAACCTGTGTCGTTATACACAACTGCATAGTTTCTTAGATTCAGAACACCTGTTGTTATTGGTTGGTTGTTTTGCTTTACTACTGGTTCAGAGAACTGGTACTTGAAAGTAAATGGTATACCATAATATACAACAACAGAGGGGTCATTACTACTTTGAACAATCTGTGTAGCTGCTTCATGTTCAGTTACTTGTTTACCTGTCTTATCTATAAAAATAGTATTACTATCTGTATATGGTAAAGTTGTAAAAGATTTATTTCCATTAGTTGGGTGGGCTACTATTGAACTGTTATTATAATCTAGCTTATACCTTCTATCTAAATGAACAGAGAACTGACCAGTAGTATAATTTGTTGCGTCATCTACGGATAGATTGATACGCTCAAGGTACAAATTAGTACCCCTCTTAATAAGTATTGTTATGTCTGCACGGTTGAACGAACACCCAATGATGTCACCATCAAACACCCAGCGAGACCACGATGACTGTAGTTTATCTCTACCAGCCCAATAGTATCTGTATACATACAGAGCCTGAGGGTCATTATCAGTCTGTACTAGTAGCATGTCTTCGTTAGACGATGCCTGTATGTTGATAACCTCACCGTTTAGGTACTCAGGTACGTGCGCTGTAATCTCTGTAGCATCGTTAGTATCTGTGTCACTATCTACAAAGTATTCCCACATGCCAGACCATACTCCACGTGCTGAAGCAAAGTACACAAACCTACCAGCCTGTGCTGGCTTGGCTCTAAGTGATGCCTCAAACTCTGTGGTATTAGCAATGTTGACTGTCTCAGGCGTAAGCACAGGGTCAGCCGTTAGCTTAAACTGTGTTAGGTCAGAGAACAACAGCAGTGATTCGTTAAAGGGTACAGCGTGTTTAAGTATGCTAACCTTGTTTGACGATACTGCTACATCAATAGGGTCACTGTCAACGATGGTTAGGGTAGACTTACGAAAGAAGTCAAAGTTTACATACTCACCTGCACGTGCAAAGATTACATTCTCATCTGCTAGTACACCTAGTCTATCACGATGAAAGAAAATATCTGACAGAGTATATCCTATAAAAGATGGATAGTCGTTAGTACCATCATCACCAACAGTTCTATCTGCATAACTTACTTCACCAAATATAAAGCTACCGTCTGGTTGCTTAGACAGTTTGTGTGGCAAGGTAGAAGCATCTAAGTCTACTAGGATGTTAGGTTCGATAGTTTCTTTCCATACACCATCACCAGTAAACTTAACGTAGTAATCGTCTTGTGCTTTCTGGTTATCACCTGACACTTTAATATTAAAGTCTACTGGCCCCTCTGAGGGTAGCTTTTTAAAGTCACCAGTCTCACCCTTGAACAATAGCAGGTGGTCTCCACCGTGGGAATCACCAACCTCTACAGTAAAGTCTGTACTGTCAGTAGACCTAATCCACAATACAGAACCATACCTACTTATACTAATACCTGCTATAGCACCACTATTTGTTATGTTATCATAATAAGTAGTACTAACAGTACCAGAACTAAACTTGTTTAAGCTTGTAGCAATCAAGTCTGTTGATGCACCACGCTCTGCGTTTTGTGTTAAAGCTGTACTAGATTGTGTAGAAGATTTAGTAGCAAACTCAATAGTACCTGTACTACCACCCTTCGTAATTTTCAATCTATATGTAGAAGAGTAGTCAGCCTGTTTGACATAAACTAATGCTTCAGGGTTACGAACAGGAGATGTGTTAGTACCTTTGGCTACTACTTTAGTTTTATTTACAATGAAAGTTGTGTCAGCAATAGACACAGCAGCTAACTCTTTACTAGGGTTAGTTAGACCTGTTACGTAAGAGGCTGCGTTATTAGTTACTGTTTTTGATACACCATCTTTGTCAAACACCCTAATCGTACCAGCAGTATCTACCACCATAGAGTAAAACTCGTTCTCATCCCTACGAATAGTATGTATAAAAGCTTTGTCTATATTACTAATTACCCCTAAGTCAGCAACATGTTTAGAGCTAGGACGCTTAGACAAGCCTGTTACAACATTGGATAATCCGTTTTCTTGTAGCTCTGCCTGTGTGTTAAGACGTAGTGATGGTGGTTGTTGTGATACACCGTTAATCAGATTGGGGATAGATTGACTGATGAGTGCCATTATAGTGTCCTTCGTCCCTGTCTGTCGATGATGCTGAAGGTATCGTAGTTGTCAAAGATGTTATGGTCATCAGCAGCCTTGTCAAACTCTCTTAGTTCAGCAAGTGCTGTAGCCTCATCTCGCATCTGAAAATCATGTAGTGTGTTGGAGCCAACAATTCTATCCTGAAAGATACGTGTTGCTCTCATAACTACGTAGCGTTTAGCTACCTCAGGCAAATCATCAAAATTTAATTGTACGACAACATCTAGTGCTGCCTCTGCATTAATAGTAAAGGTATTATTAACCCTGTCATACATCTTTAGCCCACGTTGTACAAGGTCTTTACTATCTACTTTCTGTGTTGCGTCTGCACGTAATACATCCGTACCAAGGATTATCTCACCGTTGGTATCTTGTGCATATGACTTATTTAATTCTGTGTTAAAGTGCCAGCCCATAGACTGCACTTCACGGTCAACTGTATCTAATATGGTTTCTGCTACCTCTGCTTCTAGCAAGCCAGAAGATAGGCTACTAACTGGTGCTTCGCCAATGGCAGAAAGCATAGTGTTGACTGCATCTAATTGTGTTGTTCCTGCCATGTTGTCACCTTAGTTGCCTTTCCATTTGGTCTTGTTAGCCCAATAAGCAGCACTCTGTTCACCACGTGAAATATTCTTTCTATGTCTACTTCTGAAAGCGTCACGTTGTTTTTTGTTTTTGTTTGTCTCTACACCGTCTTGACCAAACCTAATTAGCTTTGGCTTTTCTTTGGTGCCAATAAGAACAGCATGTGACTTACCGCTTTTATGACCAGAAGTTCTGATAGGAACACGCAACGCACTAAATGTATGTCCACCACGCTGTATACTCATATCACTTCTTCTTATATTTATCTGTTTTAGATTTCATCGGCATACCAGTTTTCTCAGCAGCTTTTTTAGCTTGAGCCATACCTTTTTTAGTGTACGCATATTTTTTACCCGCTACGTTTGGCATATTTTTCTCCAAATAAAAAGGAGAGAGGCTCTAGAAACCTCTCCCCTCTGTTAATTAGGCTTCAGACAAACCAATGCAAGATGCTGGACGCAGGACGTTATGCCCCATTGCGTACTTAGCAACCATCAGTGTGCCTTGACGATTAATCTGGTACTCAGATTCCATGCCCAAGTCAAGAAGCTTGACAGTAGCAACTGCGTCAGGAGTGAACACAAAGCCCTTGAACTTAGAAGCTTCAGCCACCATGTCACGTCCATCTACAGCAGCAGTTGGCAGGTCATAGTGAGTTGTGCGGCCTGAACCAGCAGTGTTAGCCAGTGGTGCATTGTCAGAAGTCTTACCTTCGTTAGCATCGCCTGTGGTGAAGTTCACATACAGGTTAGATACGTTAGCGTGGTTTGACATAATGATAGGCATACCAGCGATAGACGCTACAGTTGCGTTAGCTACTGAGCCGTTACCACCGAAGTCACGGTTCATGTAGACAAGCTTGTTGCCATCGGTTACATCCATCAGCGCATAGTACTGGTCAGGAGCAAGAACAACAGTCGCACCTTCGGTTGGTACGTTCTTTACTTCCATCTCTTTACGTGCGTCAAAGATAGCCTTGGCAATCTTAGCGGGGTCTAGTGCATCAGCAGCAGCCGCACCAATAGTTACGTTATTGGTAAAGTCTTCTTCAGTGAAGGCTTTGTAGTCTTGTACAAGACCAGCAGCAGCAGTTGCGTTAGTTGACAGAGCAGCTTTAACAAGCATACGTGCTACGTTCTTGTCTGCCTCATTAGCCAATGCGATACCAGCTTCTTTAGAGTAGATGCTACGTACATCGTAGTGGTTGATAGCTTCGTCAATGTTTGCAATGAACTGAGAACTAATCAGCAAGTCATCAATCGTGACAATACGCTCACCTGCACGAATAGAGCCACCAGTAATCTCGTTGCCGGGGGTCAGATATTCAGCAGTTGCACGTCCTGTCATTGGGAATGATGCAGACTTACCTTTGGAAATTGTGCGAGTACGCACCTTATCCATAATTACTTTCTTTTCCTCAAAGGCGGTAAGGACTTCCCCAGCATACAGCTTTAGGAATAGGTCACGTACGTCACCTGAGAGGTTATTTTGGCCTTGGAAGCTTACGCTATAGGCCGGATTTGAAGCAGCTTGTGCCATTTTAAATTACCTCTTAGTAATGTTAATGTTGAGTTGTAGTTACACTCTGCATTACATTACATCCTTTCTCCAAGATTGTCCCTCGCAAGGGGTCAGGGGTAATCGTTTGTATGTGTGCTTTCGTGTATAGGGCGTCCCCTATTAAATACACCCACGTTAGGTGTACTTAAAAGGAGAGGGGAGCAAGCCCCCCAATCCCATGCAACAATTTAGAACAGACTAGACTTAGCCAACTTATCAGCTACGCTTTGCCTGTAGGCGGGGTCTTTAGCGTATCTAGGGTCACTCATAGCAGCAGTAAGTTCCGCAGTGCTTTCAAACTTCCCACCTGAGGATACAGTACCAGTGCCACCTTGCATTAGTGTCGGCTCTGCCTCAGAACGATAACGTGCATGTAGACCTTGGACAGCAAACTTAATTAAGTCTGTGTTTCCACTTTCCATAGTTGCATTGTAGGCTTCTACCTCACTCTCAGGTAGACTATCAGCAGCCCACTGTACCATCTGAGCGTATGCTTCTCCACCGCCAGCATATTCATGCACCTCTGCTGTCACCTGTGCAGTGATAGCATTTTGTCCTTCAATCCACGAATCTACCATAGCTTCAGAAAAGCCAGCCTCTGCCAAGGCTTCATACGCTTCTTCTGTTAGTCCACCTAGTTCCTGATACTCTTGTTGAAAAGCATCAAAGTCTAGGCCTCTATCATCTAGTAAATGTGCTACATCTTCAGCACTTTCGTCACCAGAAACTTCTATTTCTTCAGTAGTCTCTTCCTGCTCTGGCTTACCTAGCTTACCCTCTAATTGTGAGTAGGCTTTAGCCATTTCTTCAGCAGATTTAAATTTCTCAGGCAACCAGTCAGGACGTTCTTCTGTTTCTGTTCGCTCTTTGTTGAGCATTTCTTGAACATGTTCCTGTGATTCTGGTGCTTCTTCTTGATAAGTATTTAAGGCATCTGCCATCTGTTACTCCGATTCTACTACGCCTTTAGCTACTTGTGGTGCTGCTGCTTGCATTGCACCCATAGCTGCTTGCTGTTCCATCTGTTGTTGCATCATCATTTGTTGTTGCATCATCTCTTGTTGTTTCTGCTCTGGCGATTTAATTAGGCCAGATGTATCAATACCAAGTGATGCAGCCAAACGGTCTATGTAGTCACCTAGATTCATTTCATTAGCAATAACTTCTTGACCCAAAGGCTGTAAGTATTGCAGAAATGCTGCTAGTTTATTCAAGTCTTGTCCACGTCCTAGTGCTTCGATGCCTGTAACGACAGTAGGCTTGATACTATCCTTAGGCATACGAGGCATCTTGCCTTGCTTTGTTAGTGATTCTAGTAGCAAGTTAATTAGTGGTAATTGAAACTCCTGAGACAAGATTGAGTATACACCACCCAACGCAGTCTCAAGTTCCTGTGCCATGTAACGAACTTCTTCAGCAGTCACACGCTCTGCTGCTCTCTGGATAGAAGAGTTTAGCAGGAACGCAGCAGCTAGTCGCTCGTTAATCATACGCATAGTCTCTAGGGCTACACGGAAATCACCTGACTTCTGCACTTGCAGTGTTGATACATCGTTAGCATCGCCTGTCAGGAACGCACCATTAGCTGCTTTAGCTAGGTTTGCTGACTTAGTGCTACCGTTTGGACGTACCAAGAATAGTACTTTAGAAGATGCAGCACTACCCTGTACAATGGCTTGTGTCAAAGCTTCCAAGCTACGCAAGTCACCAATGTATTCTTCAATAAAACCACGTCCATAGTCTTCGCCATCAATACGAATAAAACGTAATGGAATGAATGGGTTCTGGTCTTCTTTGAATGTACCACGTGAGTTAGGTACTTCGATACCAGCCACCTCTTGGTGTACCATGAAGCCTTTTGTACCACGTGTTACACATGTGTAAAGGTCATAGTTCTTTACTGGTGAGCCTTTTTTGTGTGCGTCTTCTGCTGGCAGTAGGGCTTGCATCTCCTCTGGCAGCATCATAACTGCTACACTTTCTTTGGTAATAATCTCTAGGATATTACCCATAGCATCACGCTTAGTACAGTAATGGTCAGGTCTATACACCTTCATACCACCCTGTTTGGGCATGTACACCAAGGCATTACCTGTTACAATAAGTAACTTGAGTGCCTCAAATACTGGTACACGGATAGACTTGCTTTCTATTTCCTGCATAGCTGCACGTTCAATACGTGCTAATCCTTCTTCTACCTGACCACGATTATCACCTGCAATCTGCTGTAGGTCAAAGTCGTCAATGGTCAAACGAAAGAAAGGGCTGTTAGGTGGCAAGAGTGCCATCAACAATTTGGATGCAAGGTTATTTACACCCCTTGCCCCAATGCCTTGATACGGTGTAGCATATACAGATGAACTGCTATGCCCTTCCTCTGGCAAAAGAGTAGGGATAGTTAGCCTCGCTGATTCACGTCCACGTTCTAGGAACGTATCACGCTCACTTGCTAGTTGATTGTAGCGTTTAGCTACTGTTCCTACTTCTTGTTCCATTAGTTATTCCTTACGAAGTTGGAATGTTTAGGCCACTTGCGCCTGAACCACCGACATTAGCGGCAGCAGAGTTAGAAGTTACCTTGAGAGCCTTCTTACCCTTCTTTTTTTTCTGCATCTGAGTGCCAGTAGTTTCTACTTCTGTATCATCAAACTGCTCTGTATCTTTTGCAGCAGCAGTAGCTGAAGTATCAACAGCAGCAGCAGTCCTTGCTGGTGCAGCCTTATATTTCTTTGGTGCTATAGGTTTTGTTACTGCTTTTGTAATTTTCTTTAGTGGTTTTTTTACTGCTCTAACAATTTTTCTAATTGGTTTTGGTGCTGACCCGCCCATTAGTTACCTCCAGTTGGTATTTGTAGTCCTGATGCAGAGCTACCTGTTTGTACTGTTGTATCTGTCAGTTGTGTTTTCAAAGCTTTCTTACCTTTTTTCTTTTTGGTAAGTTGTTCTGATTCCAACTCTGTATCCTCTAGTTCAATGTCAGGTGACTTCTGAACTGCTGTTACAGGACGAGCAGGGGTAGGCATAACTGGTGGGGGTTTTGGCCCACGAAATATAGATCCCATAATCTATTCCTCAAAATCTGTGTGTTGTAACTCTATCAACTTGTCGATGACTGATTGTTGCCCCTGAAGAAAGCTTAGTTCCTCAGGGGTAACGTGTCCAAGCGGCAGTTTGTTAGGATACAACTCTTTAAGGTGGTTAAGTAGTCCATCTGTGATGTTAAAATTGTTGCCTAATACTCTCATAATAAACAAACTTTCGCTAATGTTGTAACTTTAGATTTCACATACACCTGCTGTACAGGCTAATTCCTGAGAAGATGTAGTGTTATCAGCTAGTTCTGTGTACTCAGAGAAGTCTACATCTGGTACTTGTTCCTTTAATTCAAGGTAAGTATCCTCATCAATCTCTTCGTATGGTGCTTGAGCATAGCTATGGTTGTCGTCCTCACGTGGCAGGAATGATACACCACAGATTTCATCCCAATGTTTGTACACCCATGCACCTACCTCTGCCCATTCTTCCTCACCCACATAGATAGTGACTGATGGATTGTGGTCAGTCCAATGCTTACGATACTTGAGCCACAGTTCTAGATGCTGAATAGCAGACACATCATGCCGTGTCAAACTATTCTCAGCAGATTTCATTGGGAAACTGAATACCAAGTTCTGCGGATTATACACATCTGCTTCACAAGGCACACCCTTGTCCTGCATCCACGTTGCCAAAGGGTCTTTAACATCTGCACGTACACGTCTGATATAATATTTTGCATAGCGAGGATGGATACCACTTCCACTGTTTACAAGCTGCGACACAGTACCGCTAGGCTTGACTGTCGTAATAGCTTTTGATTCAGGGATGCCTAGCTTTGCTGCCCACTCTTTGTTTGTTTCACGTGCAACTTCACGGAATTGTTGCAGTGTGCCAGCCAGAATGTTTGATTCGTACTCACCCTGTCCTGACATAATCTTATGGTCAAAGATACCTGTGAGTGATACACCTAGCAGTCGCTCTTCTTCTGAGTTCTTCTTCCACTTAGGTGACAGATATTTAAAGTCTACTAGTGCTGACTGGATTGTACCAATGATGGTAGCAATCTCTATCTTTTTCCTAATTTCATCAGTGCCATCAGTCTCACGAATGATTACCTCTGACAGATTACAGAACTGTTTACTGCGTAGGCTAATCTCACCACATGGATTAGTACCAAAGTCATCACGTGGCTCACGTCCAATAGCTACAGCCTTTGCTTTAGCTGCCTCACGGTTGAAAATACCACGTTCACCTGACTTAGATTCATAGATGGATGTCCACTCACGCAGGAAGCTACCCATGTCAGGCTTCTCTGTAAAGCTGATAGAGTTGTTAGCATAGCTACGGTTCACTTGGTCATTCCACCAGTTGCCCATCTTAGCGTGACGCATACGGTCATCACTCAGGTTAGACAAGCTAATCATAGCTGACCTACGCACACCACCTACAACTACAGCAGCAGCTACCTGACACATGAGGTCATGGCACTCAAGGCTATTCAGCTTGCGTCCTGCTGCCTTGGTGAATGTGTTGATGGCAAACTTAAACAAGTTCTCTAGTGGCTCTGCACCTGAGGCACGTCCACCAAATGTCTTGAGCCTAGCCCCAGCAGGACGTACTTTAGATACATCCCACTTAGGTATCTCACCAGCATACAGGCGAGAGATAATCTGACGTAGTGCCTTTGCCCATCCCTCTTTACTGTCTGCTACTACGATAACCTCATCAGTCTTGCTTAGTTCTGCTGGTACTTCGGGCAGCTTCTGGATGAACTGACGCTCAACACTGAATCCTACCCCTGTGCCACACATGAGTACAAGCAATGCCTCATCGAAAGCCTTGGGGTCATCGACAGCTAGGAAGCTACAGTTGTATGCAGCTACTTGGTTGCGGTCTAGTGCCTCACCTGCTGTCATAATGGTACGCATTGAGGGGACAACCTCAAGGTCATGGATAGCAACTTTAACATCCTGCCTCTGCTCAAGGGCAGGGAACTTGTCAGTCATGTAGTTCCACCAACGGTCTACAGTTTCTTCCCAAGTCTCACGCCTACCTTTATCTTCTAGCCACCGTGCGTATCGGCTGACGTGTATGTATGATTGATAGCTATCCATTATCGGTCATCTCCCTCACCGTGTAGTGTACCTTTTTCTTGTCTCTTCTTTAGTTTCTCAGCGTTCATCTCTGCAATGGTCTGTAATGATAAGCCACAGTCATGTGCTAGTGCAGCCAGCATCCATAATACATCACCCATTTCTGCTGCAATGGCTTGCTTCTGGTCTTGTATGTTGATGTCATCACGCATCATCTTACTAATCTTACCACATACCTCACCTGCCTCTTCAGCTAGACCCAAGGCAGGGTATGAGATAGCATACTTCTTAGGGTATACTGCTGTCTTCAATGCGTTGATTTGGTATTCATAAAAGTTCATCATTACCAGTTTACTCCATCTGTTTTCTTCATTAGTTCTATCATCTTATCTAGATACCATCTGGCTTTCTCAGCATCCTGAATAGGATTATCCTTGTTCCACAGACGTGAGCCTAGATACTTTAGTACCTGTGCATGTGCCACTGATATAGATTCATACTCACCAATTACATCTACAATGTAATCCCATGTTTCAATCTTACCTGTGGTGTAATGTGCTGGACTGTTAACCATGTCATCAATCCGTGGCTGCTCTAAGTTAGCTAAGTCTTTCATGTATGCCTCGTGTCTTGTTGTGGTTGCCATAACTTTACCTCACCTGTGTCTGTATCATACTCACCGTTGCGTAGGATACGTGCTAGTCGTGCGTTCTCTAGTGCTACTTCTTCAGATAAACCTTTACTCTTAAACGTAGCAACCACTGTATCCCAGCCACAACCAGATGATAAAAGTTTATTAGCAGTCTTGGCACCAACAGTTGGACAGCCGCTATAGTTATCTGTACTGTCCCCAACCAAAGTTTGGTAAGCGAAATTGTAGTTAGCTTCTGCTTCAGAGATTGTAACAACCTCGCCATTAATCCAGTGCCTTGCTGGTATAGTGAGTAGGTCTTTGTCTTCAGACCAGATAATAGTGTCAGGGTTTGATGTACCCAATATTCCAAGAACATCATCAGCTTCTAGTCTCCTATATATAACTGTATTGTACTCGCTCATCATAAACTCTCTAGCCCATGTGAGCAGCAGAGGTTTACGAGTGTTCTTCCTGTTAGCCTTGTAGTATGGGGCTAACTCTTTACGAAAGTTTTCTTTATCTGACAAAGCCACGATGCAATCTTTTACAGGTGCTTCATCAACCAGCTTTTGTATCTGGTCTTTGATACGTATCGCTACGTCAGATTCAAAACTATGCAGTGTCCACAGACCATCACCCCAATTAATAGGTGTCTCTGCTGACGCTGCCGCTTTGTATGCTATGATGTCACCATCAATAAGCAGTAGGGTCATCGTTTATATCCTCTTCTTTCTCAGCCTTGCGAAGTATGCGTAGTCCTGTTTGTACCTGTATGTAATCTAGGTAAGCTTCCACAATCCACTTAACACTTAGACATATGCTTACACTCAGGAACGAGCAGGTTAGTATTAGCTTCCATACAAAATCAAAGTCCATGTTGGATGCACTCCTTTGCCTGTCCTACTGACATCTTAAACCACTCACCTCTACGTTCTGCTACCTTTGATGCAGCCTTGTGTGCAGCAGATTCAGCCTTGCGTCTGTCTTTAGTAGACACAGAGTACCTTACCTTGTAGTCACGGAAAGGACTGCTGGTTTGATAGCCGTTACACCTATCCTCTGCATCAACAGCCATCCCAATCTTCACCCACTCAGGCCACGCTGAGTTAGTAATAATGTAGACCTGACCCTCAGTACTACGCTCATAGTTTTGAAGACCAGAGAAAGCAGCTTCATCGAATGACTTGTATCGTCCTGCTTTCCATAAGGGGTGTGACTTAGGGATATGTTTACCATTAACATACATCCTATCAGCATCACGCTTATGCCAACAAGACTTACAGACGTACTTAGCCTGTGCCTGTCTGGCCTCTGTCCAGTTGTCTCCTAGTACAAGCCCACTACCACAGTCGATACACTCCTTAGTGAGTGTCTGCCCAGTTGCTTCCGTACTTGTACTCACTGTCGAGTTGACATCTGAATCTGAAGTGCTGTTCGACATCTCGCATACACTGTTGAATAAGTCTGCCTGTTGCATCCTCTTGTCCCTTCTTTACTACTAGTTGTACCTCATCATGGATGAACGCTACAATCTGTGCGTCCAAGTTTGCTTCCTTGATAGCACGTGCAATGAACACGTACCATGTCTTACAGATTATAGCACCAGCACTTTGTAGTAAAGTGTTGAGTGCAGCATGGCTATGCCTGATTGGAATGATACGTCCATCCAATCCCTTAATCCAGCCACGCTCGTCAGCAGCTTTGGACACTGCATCCTTTAGATACTTGAGGGCAGGTAGCTTAGACAAGAACTTCTTCTTGATTGCCTTGCCTTCCTTCGCACCCTTGCCTATTATCTTACCAGTCTTCTCATCACCTGAACCATACAAGAATCCATAGATGAATGTCTTTGCGTTGGCACGTGTGGGTAGACCAGCAGCTTCCTGATTCTGTGTGTGGATGTCACCACTAACTACTGTGGTAGCATAGGCACCATCGTCATAAGCTGCCATATAATGACCAAGGCACCGCAACTCAAGGCCAGAAGCATCAGCCCCCAAGAGACTATAACCAGCAGGTGCTTTGAATAAGGCTCTACACTCCTCACCATAAGGCGCACCAACACTAGGAACTTGAGCCATGTTGGGGTTGCTGTGTGTACACCTAGACGTGACAGCCCCCATGTGATTAACTCTACCATGTAACTTACCATCCTTCTCCATCTTCAGCCAAGCTTGTTTGCCTGTGGCTATCTGACCGATACGTTTGTTCAGCAGTAGGTACTCGCTTAGTAGCCTAGCCTCTGGCATGTCAATGCCCGACAGCACAGTCTCATCCACCTTGGGTATACCAGTGTCAGTAAATACCTCAGGCTTCCAACCCCTGCTCATTAGTCTGTCACCAATCTGCTGACGTGATGCAGGGTTGAATGGAATAGTCTTGGTCTTAGTCTTTAACTCTACTATCGTAGGTTCAAAGGTTGCAACCAACTCTGCTTCAATGTCTGCTCTGCGTTGGGCTAGTGTGCCATACAATTCTTGAGCAGCTTTGACATCAAAGTCAAACCCATGTTCCTGCTGTTGTATCAGCAGTGTGTGTATCTCAGCCTCTAGGTCTAGTGCCTGTTGACTAAAATTTTTTTCAGTAATTTTACGATGCAGTTTGCCTGTGACTGCTGTGTCTTGGATGCAGTAGTCGAGCATCTCAGGGGTGTATGCTGCAAAGCTTTCGCTACCATTATTGAAGTCACCTTTTAATTCTCCTAGTCTGTATCCCCATGCCTTGAGGCTGTGGCTACCAATCAGTTTCTGTGGTAGTAAACCTTTAGCATGTAGCTTGAAGTCAATCTCTTTGACATCAGGCCAGATTGTTCTAGAGTATACCAACGTATCTACAATGTTACCCTTGAAGGTGTAACCATGTAGCTTCTCAACAACACGTAAGTCATAATCAATTACGTTGTGACCTATCAAAGTCTTGGCGTTGTCCATAAACTCCAAGGCTTCTTGTGTTTGTGTTGGGTCAAAGGTGTGTACCTCATCTGTGTGTACATCCCTGAAGACATGACACCATATCTGTGTCACCTCTTCTAGTAGGTTGTCTGATTCTAAGTCCCATATATATTCCATGCTGTGTCTCCGCACTAGCTAAAATTCTATGTCGTCCTCTTCGTCAGAGAAGTATGTCTCAGTCATACGTCCTGTATCTGACAGATATTCTAGTGAACAACATAATCCAGTTTCGCCTGACCATCTGTTCTTCAACACCCTGACCTGACTAATGTGTGGGTTATCCTTGTCTTGCTGGTTCCTCTCTAATCCTATCACGATGTCACTAAGCTGACCAATAGCAGCACTACCACGTAGTTGTGACATGCTAGTCTGTGCGCCATCCTCATGTCCTCTGTCACCAGACGGACGCTTGAGGTGAGAGATGAGTATCATACCACAGTTCAACTCTTCAACCAAAGCACGAAGCTTGGTCATAGTGTTGTCAATAATTCTACGCTCATCCCCACCTTCCATACCAGATACAACGATACTAATATGGTCAAGGATAATATACTCGCAGCCGCAACCACGTACAAGATAGCGTATCTTGGATAAAAGATTATCGCTATCAGTGCTGCCCCAATGGTCATACAGGTAAACCCTGCCAGAACCAACTGTAGCATCAAAAGCATTACGCATCTCCTCTTCAGGTAAGTCATTACTGTGTAGGTGTAAGGGCTGGTTGAGTTCAATAGACATCAGACCTAGAGCAGTACGCTTGATGTTCTCCTCTAGTGCTATGTATCCAATAGTCTCCCCATGTTTGATAAAGTTATAGGCAAACTCCCTAGCCAACTGTGACTTACCAATGCCTGACCCTGCTGTAAGCGTGACAATCTCACCCTTACGACAACCACCAGTCTTCTCCTGTAGTCCAGCATAGGGGTAGCCTACTGATGCTCTGTCGTCATTGTGTATTACAATGTCCCATACATCTGTACCTGCTACAATACCATCTGGTCTAAAGGTCTTGGCTTCCCACATACAGTTAAGCAGTTCCTTCACACGTCCAGCTACCAACATCTCGTTGGCATCCTTCAGTGGTAGGGTAGCTATCCTACACTTGTTGGGTGGCAGTACAGACGCACACTCTTTGGCTGCTCGTTGTCCTGCCTCATCGTTGTCGAACATAAGCACAACGTACTCGTAGTTAGACAACCATTCGATGGCCTTGCCTATTGCTTTCTTGGCTGACGTACAGCCAGAGGGCAGTGAAACCACAGGCCACTTGTGGTCTAGTGCTTGGCTAAGAGAGAGGGCATCTAGTTCCCCCTCTGTGATAGTAACAAACTTACCACTATCACGCCATAAGTGTTCGCCATACAGTGCCACATCCTTGATGTTGCCAATGACAGAGAAGTCTTTGTTAACAAAGCGTACCTTCTGTGCCTTCAGTTCACCATCACGGCTGCGATAGTTGGCTACCTGTACTGCCTGACCCTTGTAGGTTGAGACACCATAGCCCCAAACCTTACAGGTCTTCTCAGTAATACCACGCTTGGCTAGTTCTTTGAACTGTAAGTCTAAGAACATTGTGTCTGCTGTCTCAAACATAGCTACTGCCTCATCCGTTTTATCAGCAGGGGTCAGTGTCTCACAAGCGAAGCAGAAGTGATTACCATCTGCATACAAAGCATTGGCATCACTACTACCACAGTGAGGACAAGGCTCATGCCTAATGAACTCACTTTCCGACTGCATTAACAATCTCATTAATGATGTACTGTAAGCCTTGGACTATATCATTAACTTCATCAGCATCATAGACATCATCCCTTATATCTTCAAGGATATTCTCTGCCATCTGTTCCCATGTCACATCATCTGAGAATAGTTCGTCATCAATGTAGATACTGGTAGACAACCCTGTTGAGTATAGGTTCACCATCACATCAACCTCTGACGTAATCTCAGTTGTTAGTTCATCTTTTGTTTCAATCAAACTCATAGTAACCACTCCTCAGGTACTGTTCCTTCTGCCCACATAAAACCATTACGGTCTGCCCATTCTTTACAGGTCATCTTGCTTCCATCCTTTCGCTTCTTGGCACCCTGTACTGTAGCACTAGCGTTCTGGAATACAAACCTGATGTCCAACTCTGGATGCTGTGCCTTGACAGCCTTCATCTTTCGTTGGGCATCCTGTCTGAAGTATCCCTTTAGTTCTACAATCATTGTGCCTACTGCTAAGTCAGGGATGTAGTGACGTTCCACATAGTAGGCCAGCTTCTCTGGCTCATACTTATATGCAACGCCACGTTCATCAAGGTCACTGATGACCCTCGCCTCAAAAGTCCCCTTCGTTGGCATCGTTCACACCATCCTCAGAGTTAAAGACATCTGCTGCATCATCCTTAGTCACGGCTGATGTAACGTATCCGTCTTCCTCATCAAAGATAGATGCAGTAGACCCACCATACTCCACAAGATTGATAACCTGCACTGCCTTGAGGCGTAGTGTTACACCTACCTGCTTGGTTGCAAGCATCATGTATGGCACAGGCTCAACAGCTACATTAACTAATGAACCATTGCCAATCAACGCAGTACCCTGCATTGGTGTACGCTTGGCATCAACAACCATAGGCTTTTGTTCCCATGACTGCCCATCCTTAGACTTAACTAACGCCTTCATCTTAGCTTTGAAGACTAAGTTACCAGTCGGATTACCTGCTTCGTCTACATCCTGTGTGTATGATTGACGTGTGGACAGGACAGTCTTGAGTTTAGGATTGTCCTTGACAGCTTCAGCATGTTTGGCATTAACCATGCTATCCAACTGTTCACACACGTGTGCTGCTTGTTCTTCTGGTACGATTACCTGAATCGAATACTCACCGTCATCGACATAGCGAGTGTCTGGTTCAAATACTTTCGCCCATTGTGCATTGCCTTTAATCTTCAGCATATTTGTAACTCCTGTTCTATGCTAGTTAGTACTTGGCTAGGTTGTAACTTTAGAAATCACGCAAAGAAATACTCCGATTGTAGTATCTCACGCAAATTTAATTCACCCCTAGCTGGTGGCACTGGTACATCTTCAGTACCTAGTACCTTGATAGCATGTTGTCTCAACTCTGTCAACACATCATGCTGCTCATACATATTAACAAACTCCTCACGTAATACCTCAGACAACAGTGGCATCATACTACTGTGTGTACCGTAGCTGTCGTGTACCATAGCAAAGTCTTGGATGCCTAGCTTGCTTGCCTTGTTGATAGTCTTGGTCATAGCTGACGCATCCAGACTGTGGATAAAGTTAGGGCTGCTGCCCAACCCTGTCCTCTGCCTGTTCACAGAGTTTGGTTTGTCTTTGGGAAAGGACAACGACACGATGTCCCCATTGATATGTGTCTTGATTCTTTTCTGCTGCACCTCACTGTATTGTTGTAACACTAACCATCCTGTAGGTGTGACCCACTCCATGTGCCTGTTCATCTGAGCATACACATCAGCCACATCCTTGATGTAGTCCATCACCTTACGTGCTGACACAATCACCTCACTGATTGAATCCCACACGTGACCAGCTAGGTAGCTGGATGCCTCAAACAAATCATCACCGAATGGGTTAGGCTCACCATCATCTATCTTGTCGTGCATAGCTTCCTCAATGTAGCCACGACATGCGTGACGTGTACCTGAGTAGGGGACAATCATCACTGGACGCTTGGCAAGCTTCCTGTCTATGCCAAAGGCCAAGCACTTACGTGCTAGTTCTGTGTCGTCCTGCTGCACACGTGCGATAGTCTTGTCTGCCACCTGTGTGTAGATGTCTTGAGGTATGCCTGATGGTACTAGGTTGGTAGCAATGCCACCCTGCCTGTCCCTCAGTATAGCAGAGAGGTGCTGTAGCCCATTGCAGCTACCATCTGCTGACACAGGTAGGCGTGTCTCGTACCCCCAGCTATGCTTCATCAGGCCTGACATCTCGTAGCACCACGCCAAGAACTGGAATGGTTTGTCTGCCTCAAGCCAGACCAAGCACTCGTATGGGTTGGACACAATGCGGTGCGCCCACATCTCTGCGTACTCCCATGCCCATGTCTCACGCTGGTCTAGTGTAACCTTGTCGTTACCATACAGGTTAGCACCATGAATACACAACCACCGTGCGTCATCCCAATTGTTGATAGCCATTGGGTAGCCAAACTCAAGCAATGCCTTGCTCCAATCGGCAGACTGAGGTGAGAGGAACGTGCTGCTTGCATACTTGCGAGAACGAAAGTCGTTCTGCCATACGTAATAGAACCTGTCGTACCCAGCAAACTGTTCTGCTATCTGTAGTGTACGCTCTACTTGTATGCGCTTGCTCACGCTGCGATTGTTGAGAGAGTAGATGTGATTACGCTTGCGTGACCATGCACGAAACTCATCCCTCTCATCCTCAGTCAACTGCTTGGGGTCACGATCAAAGGGATACTCAGGTAGTGGTACATCCTCTTTGGCTGGTAGCTTACCCCATTCATGTCCGTTGTCCCATATGGTACGCATCACCTCAAGCAATGGCTTGTTGATACGCCACTCTGTCCGTTGCAGTGTGTTAAGACAGGCATACTCTTGGATCAAGTCTTCCTGTCTTAGTCTGCGTAGGTGTGTCTTCAAACTCATTTGCGCCTCACTATAGGTAATTCGTCTATGTCGTGACCATGAAACCCACCACCCTGTACATCTGTCCAGTCCTTGGGTGGTACTATGCAGGGCAAGTATCGTGGCCTTGATACTTCCATGTATTCGTTGAACGCTTTGATAAACTCAAGCGTACCATCAGTAGGTTTGACATAGGTAGCCCTACGTCTACGCTCAGTCTGCTGTGTGTCCAGCTTTACAATGCCTGTGTGCTGGATGATTATGTCAACCATCTTAAAGCCTACATGCACACGCTCTGACTTCAGCCATGCTGATTCTTCATACCCATCCTTGTTCATCTTGTGCGTCAGGCCGTAGCGTCTAGCACCATAGGCTTTCTTCATAGCCTCTTTGATTGTGTTCTTTGCTACGCTACCCTCTGCGTGTACCCATCTGTCTAGTCTATCCTGCATCTCAATGTTAGTACCAATGGTACGTGCCACATGCAGCAGTGTGTTCTTCCTGCTGATGCTGTCAACCAACGACACCACTGAGAGGTAGGCTACCTGCTCTGCATCCATATCCTTGACACGCTTCCATGCTATGTCACGTGATGGATTGCTAGGGTTGGCTAGGTACTGTTCAATACCCTGTGCTACTTGCCCCACAACTGTACCCACAATGGCTCTACCATGTGGCAGGTGTGATTCCCTACCCTTTTCAATGGCCTTGTCTCTGGCCTTCCTGAAGCGATTGACACCACCTGTCAGCATGTCTGCCTCAAGTTCAAGCTGATGCTCAAATAGGTCTTGGTTAGTTTCTAAAGTTACAACCATGAGAAGACCCCCTTTTACTATATACTATAACATGTATAACATGTATTACATTTAAGACATGTCTTAGATGGATAGCATCCCTGCTATACCGATGGTGAATACACCTACTAACATGACTACAAACTGTACACCTGTTACTGATTCATAGTCACCTATCATACCTACTACTGCTACTGCTATCATAGATACAATCCATACTGTAAGTAGTGCATCCATTATGCTTCTCCATAATTATTTAGTAACCAAGTCTCAAGTGGTGACTGGATTACTGCTTCTGGTTCTTCTGCCCACTGCATCTGACACTCAGGGCAGTAGTATTCAATCATCCCATCCACTGCGTACAAGGCTTCAGCCTCACCACTACAGTGCATACAGTTCTTATACCCCATGCTCATTGCTCTGTCCTTCCTCTTTGGTACGCAACAATTCCCCCTGCACATACCCCATCTTAAACTTGATATGATACTGAGCCTGTTTGTTCTTATCATACTGGTTCTCATAAGTCAACCCATGATAGCCATTGTGATAGCCCATAACGTAGGCATCGTCATACTTGTTACGCTTCTGATACATTGATTGTCTCCGTCTGGTCTGCATCACTGCTCTTTGTATTGGTGTCACTCTCATTAGAATAGTGGTGTAAATTCTACACCATCCTCGTGCTGCTGCTTCAGTGTGCGTAGCTGCTGTCGCATAGCTGTTACATCTTCACCATCCCACTCTGCATCTTGTATCTTGATGGATAGTGCTGTCATTTTTTTGACAGTAGGTTCTAGCCTGTCGTCAGAGTACACGTCCTTGCAGTATGAATCAATGTACATGCTCATGCGTCCTCTCCCTGTGGGTACATAGCTACCCCTGTGTAATAGATGGTATCCCAATTTATACCAATGGTTGCGTCATGCCTATGCTGCAAAGCATGTAGCACCTCATATGCTTGGTCTTCTGTTAGCCAGTCACACTCTAGCAACACGTCTGCAACAGACCACACGATTGCAATCTCACTGTCTTTTAAGTTAAGTGTCGTCATTGTCCTTACCTCTGATAGTTAAGTTGTCCACGCCATTGTCTATGATAAGACTTAGCAAAG